TCACCAGTAACGGTAGAACCAGCAGTAGCCAAAATAGCAACGTTGTTGCCAATATCGGTCTGGGTCATACCACCAATGGTTGTGCTGTTTGACAACACTGCTACTTTAAAGAAAGTATCAGGATCATCACATACATAAGCAACGATGTCACTAGCCACTGTAGAAGCTGGATAGTACTGTTGTTGCAAGAATTGCTTGGTAGTTGGGTTTGTAAAAGCACAACCCATGAAAATACCAACTGCATCGGTCGCAGAATCGGTAGTAGAAACACGGCTCAAAGTACCGCCTGTATTCAAACGTACAACATCACCTGCAAAGATGGATGTGCCTGAACCAGAAGCGATAGGAATTTGACGTGTTGCACCAGCGAATACCTGACCACCAATCAAATTGATTGGCTGGAACCCATAGGGTCCGTCTACGGTAGGATAAGCCATTTATAACTCCTAAGTTAAAAGATTAATTGTTACCTTTACCAAAGGATGTTGAGGATTTACGCTCTTTAAAGAGTGGCATCCTTGCATCACTTTGGCGCATTAAATTATTGTCTACAGCCTCAATTTGTGAGTCACTTTGTTTAACGTAATAATCATTACGTTGGTCAACTAACTCTTTTGGAGACTTGCAAAGCAATAATCCGCCAATCTCAATGTTGTCGGAAAACCGACTATTGGGATCAACTAACAGTTTAAAGTGGGGTTGCTCTTCAACTTGTACTGGCTCCCAACCTTCTCTCAGTTTCGATGAGAGGTTGCGTGGGTCAGCCTGACCGTTTAAAGAAACACGAACCCAATGGTACTTGAAACCTGGTTGCTTATCTGGCTCGGGCAGAAGTTCGGGTGGCATCCACTGTTTAGGACGCTCCGCTTTCACTCGGTTATCAATTTCTCGTGGTACTCTATTCTCAGCCATGTTAGGCTCCTGTCTTCAAAAGTTCCTGGGCATACTGCTCAGGAGTTAAACCAAGTTTCTTAGCCAAATTAATCTGCGATGTCTTCAGCTTCACCTTTTTCGAGGATGTGCTTCGGGTCGCAGGAGCGACTACGTTACTCGGTTTTCTTGTCTCCACTTCTACTTCATCGTTGAAGTTTTCGGGGAAACGTTTACGCATCGTTGCGTTAATACGTCTGTAATACTCATCAGTCGTGGCGTAAGCAACACCGTTTTCCTTTACGAGCTTCTCGTGAACCCCTAAAGCCAAACTAGTCATTTCTTCGTCTTGACCAAACCAGGTGTTAGATTCTCTCCATTTCTCTGCTTTCGCATCAGATTGTGGGCGTTTCTGTTCCTGTTGATTGATTTTTACCTCATTTTCATACTCTTGTAAAGTACTTTGTGTCGGGACAAATCTGCTTGCTTCTTGAACCTTCATCTTTGCTTCTGTTAACTTCTCATTAGCAGAGATAATTCGATCCGTATCGCCAGCCTCATAAGCCTCACGATACTCACGTTTTGCCATATCTACTTCTTTTTGAACAGAGTCTTTGTAAGTACTAATTAACTGTTCTTCGCCATTAGATAGGCGTTTCTTAAGGTTTTTATTCTCCTCAAGAATCCTGCGGGCAAGATCAATTGCTTCTTGTTGTTCCCGTTGGGCAGCCTCTTTAGCACGGCGTTCATCGTGCATAACCTTTTTGACTTGGCTAATCTTCTTTTTGGCAGCATCCGAATAGTCTTCTAATTCATCACTTTCAACTGCCGCCACAAAATCTGGGTCAGAAGGTTTTTTACCCCTATCCTCTGGTGGGGTGTCGTCTTCTATCTCAATTTCAAAGCCATCGTCAGCTTCGACCTTAACTTCAGTTTGTTCGTCAGGGAACTTAAACTCTTCTTTATCAAAATCAGGCATCGTACCTTCTCCTATTATTTACGTTTAATACCACGGGGATCGTCAACTACAGCTTCTACGGAATCGTCATTAATGATCCTGAACTCACGTCCATGAATGATTAATCGGGTTCCAGAATTAGGTCTTATCAAAATAAAATCACCCTTTTTGCACCATGGTCCAGCGGGGAACCGTGATGAATCCTTATAGCAATCTGGTCCAAGATCTACTACGAATAGAACTGTGGTCAAGATTTCTTCAAGGTGGATGGTCTCATCTGCTTTGATTAAACCGCTTTCGTACTCCTTTTCAATGTCTGGAATGGCGCATAGGATGCGGTATCCAGAAGGTCTAGGGAGTTGACTTGCTTTCTCTTCGGCTGTCATCGTAACTGAGCCGACTACTACGGGTTTATCGGGATTCGTACCGATAAGGATTTCACTCATCCGAGTTCTCCATTCTTTGTTTTAGGTCTAATGCGTACTGCCTAGCAGTGAGCAGACCTCGGATCTCACCACACGTTTTCTTGTATTCCTCAAAAGATTGAGCCGTACCGTTGCCGACTGCCTCCCTGAGTTGTCCAACTTTTTCGTCTATTTGCTGGACCAATACTTCAAAAGCATCCATCATTCACCTTTCTTGTTTGCGCCAGATCTTAAGATTTCAAGCAGAGTTTTCTCCTTGGACTTCGCAATATCTATACCCATGCGATGTCCTTCTAGATCAGTTCTTGCCTGGATCTCTTCCTTCTGGTTAGCCATTTTTGCGCCTAGTTTATTGCCTTCAAGCTCGGCTTGAATCTCTATGCGCTCCTTCTCCAACGCCAACTGCTGTGCCTTGAGCTGGGCGTCCATCTGATCTTTCTGTACTTTTCGTTGTACTTCTTGACCTTTGAGATCTAGCTCTTGCATTTGCATTTGAATGAATGGATCTTGCGCTTGTTCAGCAGCTTGCTGTTGCGCAGCTTGCTGTTGATTCTGAGCCAAGACCTGTTGGGAAGCCTGTGCAACCAAACGAGAAACTTGAATTTCGTATTCCTCTGGCATCTCTTCGCCTGGTTTTGGTAATGGTGCGCCCAACTGCTGTTCGACCATAAGTCTGTATTTAAACCCATAATGTTCGGCAATATGGGCTTGAAGAGCAGCGGTAATCTGGCTATTCATCGGGTTTTGACCAATCATTTGTGCTGTCAATGGGTCTTGTAAGAACGATGTATGAGCCGTAATATGGGCATCTTGATCTTGATAAATGAAGGCTTTTAGTGGTTTTCCATTTAAAGCATCCATGTTTTCGCTGATTGGATCTTTTGGTTTGTGATCGTCTTCTAGCGGCACTAGCTTTTGGGCGTTCTTAATACCCAAAACTTCTAGCATTTGGCGGTGGAGTTGTGGCAGATCATAGATCTGTGGCGCTCCTGAAGCCAATTGGAGGACTGCTTGATACTGCACAATCTTCTGTGCCATGGTAGCGGCATTAGGATCTGATACAGGAATAACGTCTACTCGGTCATAGTCTGATTTCTTAGCCTTTTGGCTACCTTCTTCTGGCTCATAGTTGTACTCATCAGGGGTGTAATCACGGATGATGTCTCGTAATAAGCAGAGTTCTTGTTTAAAGGAATAGTGGATACGGGCTTGTACCGCACTCATGACTTTTAGGGTTCTCTCCAGAATTGCAAGGGTAGTACCTACGGGCGCATTGGCGCTCATATCCGATACCTTCATATCGGCTACCGAGGCAAAACGGCGACCTTCTTCTACGATAGTGCCTAACAAGGAATAGAGAACTTGGCTGGGTTCCTTGTATGGAAGTGGCATTAAGTTGTCTTTTAGGACTCCAGATGGGACGTCCATATCCCTAAATTCGCCTGGGGCGATTGGGGTGTCATCTCCTTTAATACGGGCGCCTTTAGTCTTGAATCCGCCTGGTAAGTTACTTAGCGTACCCGCATCCACGAGTTGCCGAATAAGACTAGTACCAGACTTAGCAAAAGCCCCGACAAGGTGAATAAGACCAAAACAGTAAAAGCCAAAGCCTGGCACGTAGCCATAATGGACAAAATGATTTCTCTTTTGTTTTGTCTTATCTTCTGGACGCCAGTTTCTGCGGATAGCCAAAACTGTTTGAGATCCTTTTTCAATCGTAACAACATAGGGGAGAGCGATTTCATCTTCATCTTCGTATCCTGGTAAATTCAAGTCTACGTGCATCTCAAGGAGCTTATAGCGATCATCTTGAGTGGCTGAAAAACCCATCTTTTGGGCAATCTTTTTTTCAACTTCATCTAAGGAATCGTCTGGAGCTTCTAACTCTATGTCCCGATAAAAGCCAGCGACTTGCAATCGTTTGATCTCATTCTCAGTCTTTCTCATAACGTGCGTTACACGAGGAGATGACTGAAGACTTGATACCCCGTAAGGAACTACTACGTCCTCGGCAGGGATAAACATGGAGACCTGTCTTTCTAAAGAAGGGTCGTAATAAACTTTCTTAAAGGCGTTACCCGCTAGACCCAATCCCCAGATCATTCTTTCGTGTTCAGGTCGGAATTCTGTCATCACATCTGTTAGCTGGTAGTTCATGTCATCTTGAACTCGCTGGGCAGCGTCTTTAATCTCTGGGGTTTCTTTTCCAACAATGGTTGTTCTTACGGGACCTTGTGCTGGGAAAGTCTCCATAATGGTTTCGGCTTGGAACTTCACCAGAGCTTCGGAAAGCAGTGGGTGGTAGACGCCACAGGCTCCTTCCCATGGTTCACTACGTTCTTCAATCTTCATACCTAGTAGTTCTAGTCCGTCTACATAGGTTTGCATCCAGTCTTTGCGGGAAGAAATGTCATCACCAAAGTCGCTGATTAAATCGCCAACAAGCTGGGCTAACTCGCCTTCATCTATATATTCAGCAAGGTTGGCATCAAAGTCATCATCAGATTCTTCTGCTTTTTCTATTTCAATTTCCATATCGCCAATCCCAACGCTGACCGATTCTGGATCTTCGATCTCAATCTCGATCTCTGGTGGGGCATTTAGCATTTCTTCTGCAATCCCAACTGGGGCTTGATATAGACTTTTTTCGATTGACATAATATTCCTTAGTAGTAAGCCATTTTGCGTCTAAAAGTTTGTGGCTCGTCTTGTTCATCACTATCTAGACGAATAAACCCGCCTTTCCTAAACCGAATTAATGCTTGTGTACTAGAGTCCACCAAGTCATCGTGTTCTGAATTTGGGAATGCTGCCATTTCTTCTATTACTTCCTCCGCCCATCGTGTCGCTGGCGCCCACACTTTCCCAGAAGCGAACAGATCTGACACGGAATTAATACGAGCAATCTTATCATTACCACGAGTAGGCGTAAACTCCTGAACTGGTATTCCTCGCTGTCTTAATTCATAAATTAGTGGTGAACCCGCTGCTTTTGCTTCCACAACGAAAGCATCTGGCTCCCATTCCATGTAGTACTTATACGCTCTTTCCTTTAATTCAGGGAATTCCATACGTTCTTTGAACGCATCTAACAAAATCACATGGGGATCGTTCTCATTTTCGTTCATATAGAAAACACCCCACGTTGTACACGCAGAATAGTCTGATCTTTCGTTTTTAGTAAAGGCAGTATCCCATGATTGGATAACAAACTCACACCTTGGTGGGTCTTCTTTCTCCCAAATCTTCCACCATTCCCGTTTTACGATGGCGCCTTCCTCAGAAGTCGGCTGTTGTTGATACTGAGCGTTCCATTTTGACAGGGGAAGCTCTAACCTTAAGGCTTCTAGCTCTTCAATACTCCAAAATTCGGGCCAGAGCGGACTTCCAGAGGGCAAAATTGCAGGAAAGTCGATGATTTCCCACTCTTCTCCGTCTTTATCTATCCAGCTTTTGACGATTCTTCCCGTTAAATCCCGTTTTGCCCAGCGTGTCATCACAATTACGATGCTTCCACCTGGCTGGAGACGCTGGCGTGGACCAGAAGAGTACCATTCGTAGACTTTATCGTAGACTTCGGGGTTGGTTGCCGCTATCGCAGCCTCCTGCTCCGAGTGTGGATCATCAATAATGAGGAGATCCGCACCCTTACCCGTAACCGTACCACCTACACCGATAGCAAAATACTCCCCACCATGGTTTGTGTTCCAGCGACCCGCTGCTTTTGAGTCCTGCTTGAGTCCCACATTCGGAAATACCGTGGAATAGATCTCAGAACCAACTAAGTTCCTGACCTTTCGTCCAAAACCCACCGCCAATTCCGCAGTATTAGAACACTGGATGATCTTCTTATTTGGGTACTTTCCTAGAAACCAGGCAGGAAGAAGAAAGGAGGCAAACTCAGACTTAGTATGACGAGGAGGCATATTAATAATAAGACGTTTAATTCTCCCATCTGCAATATCCTCAAATTTTTTCGCCATAACCTTATGGTGTCTGCCGTCTACAAAACTAGACCACATCTGTTTCACAAACGGCAGGAAACTTTTAGTCGCCTTCTCCCGCATAAGAGAATCTCGGTACTCCAAGGCAGTCTTTAGGAGTTCCTCTTGTTCCTCTGGGGGAGCTTGAGCTATGAGCTTTTCTAATTTATTCAAGTAAGTCACTTAGGTTTCTAAACTTAATTCCAGAAGGACGCAACGTCCTGCGTTTATTTGGGATCTTTTTACAGGCGCCGATCTTCACCAGTTCGTTAATCAGTCTGGATACATTACTGCGACTCTTGTCTTTGGAGACCATCATGATCTCATCTATAGACGGGCTATATCCGTACTTCTTCCACCACATTTCTATCACCAGATAGATGTCCTGTTGTCTGGGCGTCACAGTCCTGGCTCCCAGCTTTTGTCTACAACCATAGGTTTACCCGTGAGGACGTAGGCATCGTGCGCTATCGCTAGGTTCTTGATTGCCCAGTCTAGTGCCTCATACCCCCTCGACCCCGTTGGATACGAACCCCGAATCGTAATCAGATCGTTTATTTTCTGGATCATTTCTTGACTTTGTTGATTAACTGCCCCGCCAGACATTTAGCCTCCTCTTCCAATATCGCCCGCTTAATCGAACTCATGATACGGAGTAGGGCATCCTTATCATTCTTAAGAAGATACTTAAGAGAATGTAAAGAGGACGTCTCATGATATCTACAGGCTAATTCATCTTTATTCATTTAAATCCCCAGAAAAACTTCTTCGCCCGCTTAGACCACCGTACACGGAACATAAACTTCCCCGCCCTAAGCACAAAGCCAATACTATTGGGATCACTGGGAGGGTAGACATTAATCCCATTAAGGGTCTCATACCCTTCTATCTTCCACCAGAACAAATTCCATCCGTAGTACCACCGATAGGTTCCAACCATAAAACGATGTCTATCGTTAAACATATACCCCCCTACCCATTTTCTTTCCAATTTGCATGGGGGGGTGTTTCTATATTCTCACTTTTCTCTTCTTTCCCAGAATTTATACCCCCCACCCCTTCGTTTTTAGAATCATTAGGGGGTGGAAACGTTTCCACTTGACTTTTTTCTTCTTCAGAATCAGTAGCTTGCAGAGGCGTTTTTTCAGTTTTTTAGGAATCGGCTGGTTCAGAGACGTCAGAAGAGGCGGATTGATTGTGTTCCCCATCATCAGAAGTGACGGATTGATTGTGTGGAATACTATGTATTACAGATCCCTGTTCGGCGTGGTCAAATTTGGGGGGTCGGGTGGTGGTGGGTTCTCCGTTTTCTGGTTTTTCTTCATCCTGATTTTGCCCTGACAATTCCGCTAGTAGACTCTCGCCATTATCTATTTCGGTTGCGTCCACATTTATGATTGTCTTTAACTGCTCTAGTAGTTTTTCTTTGATCTTGCTAGATTCGTGTATTACTTTCGTTTCTTTCCGTTCAGTAAATGCACCGACCTCTGACACCTTACCCAAGAGTTCTAGGGATCGTATCCGTTGTGCGTCTTTCACCTCAGGGTTTAGAGCCATCTCCGTTAGTTGATGGATTACAAGTTCCCTTAATCTTTCGGGTTTTTGATATTCCCTCGCCTCAAATGCCCTCTTATACGCCTCGATCATCTGGGATACATTGGGATTGTTTGCTACCTTATGTGCGTCTGTCGCTTGGGTGGATTTCTTTGCCTTGGTATCGTAGGCGATTCTATAAGCCTCTGTCTTTGGCTTTCCTAGTGCGACCTGTTTGGCAAATGTCTTTTGTTTATGTGTGAGTTCCCTAGAGTTTGCTGATCCTAGTAGTAATTGCTCTATTGGGATCTGTTCTAGTCCCTCTCTTATCTCTCTCTTGGTGATCTTTGCCATATTGGAATAATTGCGGTCTTTTTGGGTTAGTGGATCGTATCTAATTCAGTGGTAAATCGTAGGTATTTAATAAGAACAAATCATATACCTATTCTTTACTGTATGCAAACCCAGCCCTGTATATAAAAACATTAGGGTATGTCATAGTATAAAAAAGTAGTAAAAAGTAGGAAAAGGGCTTGACATCCTTATAAACAAAGGACTAAATTAACAATATGTAGTTCTGATTGATGTATTGTATTTAATAAGGAGTTTTGAAAATGACCTATAACTTTAACGCTGATAAGTTCTCTAAGCCTGAGATCTACACTCGCAAAAACACAAGCCTAGTTCATATCCTATTTGAAGATGACGAGATCATAGGCGTATATCAAGATCGCCTAATGGCTGAGAAAGACGCAAAGCAAATGCACCTTATTGATTGGCACATTATGGCGAGGCAATTTCAATAGATCGAAACCCCGAAAGGGGTCTAAGGGTTTTGCCCTTACTGATGAGATCAATTAACGGAGGTTTTTTATGGCTTACAAATTGAACATTAAGCGGGATCTAGAAATTACCCCTTTGTGGAATGGCGAGGGAAACGAGTATTTTCTTTGGCTACCTTGGGGATATCGGTTTTCTGATGATCTTGTGCATTGTAGGGGATTCGATACCCTAGCCGAGGTTAAAACTGCGGTCAAAAATGATGTGATCGACTGCGATTGTGCAGAGTGTGCAGAACATAAAAAAGGAACAGGAGTCTAAAAGATGAACATTTACCAAGAGAACGGATTCGCAAATAGACGGGATTATTTGGAAAACTTAGCCCTAGATTACGGCATGGACAAAACCGAGGTTTTTACTATCGCTAGTCTATTGGGCAAAGATGAAGATTTTGACGGGCTTGTCAGTATGTTAGACGATCACGCAAATAAAACTTTTAACTTTCAGGAGTAATTAAAAATGAAATACATTCGACTAAAAGATGGTTTTGTCATGCAGACCGATAAACCCGAAACTTGGGCAGACTGCGAGATTTTGACCAATGCAGAGGGTAAACGACTCATGGCAGAAAATGCCAAGCAATCACTGCTTAACATTCTGAAACCTGATGACACAGTCTATACAGTTTTGCGCCATGTTTCCCGTTCTGGAATGCAAAGACGGATTGATCTTTACACCTTTAAAGATGACAAAAAAATCTACTTATCGGGGTATTTTGCTTATTTATTTTGGGGAGAACCCCCAAAAGATGGTTATAAGGTTGGCGGTTGCGGTATGGATATGGGCTTTCACCTCGTTCACGAACTTGGTTATCGCTTATTTAATGATGGATATTCTTTAAAGCATGAATGGATTTGAGGGGGACACCATGAAAAAAGGCAGAGAATATATAAACGGGGGGACGAATGCCCCCACAATCCCACAATATGAGGGGCAGATCGCCAAATTTTTGTCCCCGTATGCTGATGTAGTTTGTTACGACATAGCCAAGACTAATAAAAAGTATGGGCGTCTTGAATGGTGGGGATTGATTGACCCAACAGAAGACCAAATTAAACAAGCAGAGGAGGTTTAAATATGTTTTATGTTTATAAAAACACGATAAAAGATAGCGAGAGGGTGGCGGAGTTTTCAGATCGAAATCATGCCATGGCTTTTATGGAGTATCACGCTTATAGGGATGATGATCCAAACCTAACAGGGTATGCGGTAAGGGATTACGAATTAAAAATTTATGCGGAGATTGAATCATGAGATTAGAAGAAATTAAACAAGCAATTGCAGAGGGTCGCAAGGTTTACCACGGGAATAAGAATTATGAGCGGACAGTATTTAATAGTATGCTCATTTAATGGATATACCATAGGGCTAACCCATAGCGATAAGCAAACCATGAACGGGAAAGAGGCGGACTTTTTCACGGAAACACCGAGGGAAATCCGAGAGGCACAAACTAGGGCATTGATTGAAGACATTATGTCAGACCCAAGACCCGAAGACCTACCCAAAATTTACCAAGGTTTAGAGCATTATTTTGCCCTAAACTGCAACGCTGAGGAGATCGCTAGACAATGCAAAATCCGTGGCGATTTGGGCAAAATTTAGGAGAGGGTCAGGCATGAATCCAATAAAAGACTGCTATATGCTCAAGATCAAGAGCATTCTATATTCCAAACCCTTACGAGAGGCGGAGAAACGCAGACGGGAGAGGGCGGATTTCATAAAGTTTTTAAGAGGGTCAGGCTTAGGGTAAATCCCTATATGGACATGGTGGTAAATTGTATCCTACAATACAAGATATATATCCGATTAACATATTGCAAC